TCACCGTTTACTACATCAGTACTAACAATTTCAAACTTACTAGTTGAACCGCTAATAGTTTTATTAAATGCATATATAGGTACATCGCTATTTGCGCTACTTAATCTGTACTGCTCTGTAGGAATGCTTCCTACAGTATCTTTTTTAGCAGGGCGGCCTATGCTAGCATTAACTGGCAACGCAGCATTTAAAATTTTTGTAAATTGTTCTTGCCAGTTAGGATTACTTGGATCATTCCAAATAACAGTTTGGTTTACTAAATTTAAATTATTTGAATCTCTTACACTTTCAGTAGTGTTAACTGATTCAATTTTTAGCAAGCCGTTAGCTGCTTGATTACGCTTTGGATTGTAAGATAGCGTACGAGCAAGACGGAGAACTGATTCTCTACGCTCTGCTGTTTCTAAAAAGTTTTCTCTAGCATTTAAGTCAGTACGGAATGCAATGTTTTGACCAAGAAAAGCTATAAGGTCAATGAGAGCAAGGTATTCTGAACTTTCAATGTAATCGTTAAAATCCTCAGGATAATTCTGACGAATATAATTAATCATTGTTCGACGTAAATTGTCAAAATCATATGATTTAAAATCGGCGTTTCTATAACTTTGATAGATACGTTTCCAATCTTCTGCTACTAATAATCTATTTTGTCTGTCTGTGCTTGACATGGGATTGCTTTTCCTTTAACTTATAGTGTATTTATTCAAATGAATAAACCGCGTATATAATTAGTTGGCTAAAAACCCGTTGTTTTGATCGAACGTTAGTTGCAAATTTTCTGCAATATTATACGGTAAAAACACCAACGTTACTTCAACTTGTAAGCCACTTTCGTATTGATCAACGGTGAGATCGGTAACACTAACTCTTGGGTCATGGTTAACGATATTAGTTACATTCTCAGCAATGAGTTGTTTAAGGCTTTCTGTTAATGGTTCAAATAATATGTCCCAAATAATTGTGCCAAACTCAGGATTGCTTAGAAGTTCTCCTTGACGAATATGAAAATGATTAATAATGTCCTGTTTAATCAACTGTATATCATATAGCTGAAATCCTATATTATCAGGACTGACTGTAGAAAACCCTTTATAAGTTTTTTCACCTATTCCGTAGTCAGGGCGAGTGTTGCCGCTAACAGTAATTTCTTTATAAAGTTTCTTCTCTAAAGTGCTCATACTATATTTACCTTATTAAATTTAACCGCGGAAACCATCGTCTGGTCCGCTGGTTCTACTTGCAGTGTTTGTAACTTTTGCTCCGCTACCGCCAAATGCATCTAGTGCTTTTGCTTCTTGTCTTTGTCGTAGCAGACTTTTGCCACCTGTTTCAGTTGTTCCAACTGGAATGCCGCCATCGAGTGCCGCGGTTCTGCTAGGTGTATCTGTAACTTTATGCTGTGCAGCAGGGCCATCTGCTCCGGTGCCTGCTGCAACTGTTGTTTCCATTTCCATTGGAGGGCACTTTGCAAAAGTATCTTCTTGAGCAACTGTTTTATCTTCTGTTTCAGTTGCAGGAGAGTTTGCTGCTAAGGAATTATTCTGTTTTATTGCAGTATGCTCTGCAGGATTTTTATTTTCTTTTTCTGGACCAGAACCAGGTCCTGGTACTCTAGTAATACTTGGTGTTGATCCTGCTGTTGCTGCAACAGCACCTCCACTATTCATATGTATTGCTGCGGCTGTTTCTCTATGTTCTGCACTTGCAATGTTCATTGAGCCTACACAAGTTATAAGTCCATCTGCTCCAGCTTTAAGTTGAAAATTAGTAGTAGACTCTACTGATATTCTATTACCTGATTTTATATTAACATTTTCGCCAGCTTCTAAGTTAATGTGTCGATCAGCTTTAAAATTTAAATCTTGTTCAGAATGTATACTAATGCTATCAGCTGCATATATGTCAATTTTTCCGCTTGCTGTCATTTCAATATACGAGCCGCCGCTTCCGTGCGAGATGTATATTAAATCTTCTGTATTGTGTAATAGTATTTGGTGGCCAGTACGTGTCTTAAGCCTTACTAATTCGTTCATAGGAAGTGTTGGGTCGCCGCCGTCGGCTATACTTGCATATTCGCTAGGAGTTGTGGCTGCTGGCCCTTTTCTAAACATACTAGGATCGCCATCGTCCATTACAAAACTTGATCCAGTTAGTCTAGATGCTGGTATTTCAGTTTGTGCATTATCAGCACCTATTTTTACTTTAGGCTTGCCCGGCCTTCTGTCTAGTGGGCCCGGTGTACTTAATCCAAATACCATACTAGGTACTTCTCGTCTTGCACTAGAAGTAGTTGTTCCTCTTATTTGATCTGTGAGTAATCCTGCTTTTGTAAGCTGTGCTACTGCGTCGGTATTAACTGGTTTTAAAAATTGTGTAGGATCGTTGCCGGTACCTTCTTCATTACGCTTATTGTACTCTGCAACTGGCAGAATCTTAGTTTGGTCATCTTTGTTATATTTTGTACTTGCGTTTCCAGGTACCATAAAATTCATAAATGATTCTTGAATACAGCCAATCCAATATCCGCGGCTTTTATTACCTTCAGCAAAAATAACTAATACTTGAGAACCAATATCTGGCGGAACCATCCACATTCCGTAACTTTTTTGACTATGGTCAAAACCGTCATTGTCGCTTGTTCCACTATACGGAGTAACACCATAAAACGGACTCAAATAACTTACAGTTGCCATTTGGCCTGGTTCGTTAGTTAAGTTACCTGCTTGTGAGGTTTTTAATAGTTCAACTTGTAGTGTTCCCATATATTCAGCATCAAGGTGTCCACGTACAATTGCTACAAATGGGCCTGGGCCTTCAAACTTATTATTTCCTGGGGTTCTAGTATCTTGTCCTGCCATTATACGCCTCCGTTTCCGCCTGGTCCAGCGGCTGCTTTTGCTTCTTGTCGCTGTCGTAATTGACTTTTACCACCCAGTTTAGTTGTTCCAGGTGGGATACCGCCGTCTAATGGTGCTGGGCGAGACGAAGGTGTGTATTGGCCAGCAGGGCCGTTTGCTCCTGCACCTTCTGCTACTGTTACTGGATTAGCATTAGTGCCAGTTACTTGTTTGCCGTCATTATCTGTGCTAAGTATTGACGAATCTGCTGGTGCTACAAAAGAAGAATCTTGGTTTTTTCTACGTATAGTCTGTAGTGTTTGTGTGAAATTTCCTCCACTAAAACTATTAGCACAAAATAGTACTTGATATAATCCGCTAAATTCTCCTACAGGAGCAGTACCTCCACCTGGGAATTCCATGTACCCGTCATTTCCGTAATCTAACGGTGTTCTAAAATTAAGTTCAATATCTACTTCGCCGTTTTGATAGTTCATAGAGCCGTCTGCTGTAATGTTTAATACTCCCGGAACCTGAAGTGCATTATAATTGCCCATTCCGCTATCAGCAATATAATACGGATCACCTAATATTGTTAGATCAACTGCAACTAAGTCGACATCACTATTTACAAGTGCTTCATTAAAATCTCGAGCAACTTGTGATTCTGGATGCAGCCCACTTAATGTAGTTCTGCTGTTTTCATTAGTTACTTTATTTTTTGTTTTGCCGGCAATCTTTTGACTTTGATTGGCGTCTTTAACACCAGGTACAGCGTTTTCACCTGACGAAGTAGTGTCTCCTGTTACAGAATTTTTACTGTCGGCACTAGCTTGGCCCATGTCGCCTGTAATTGAAGTAAAAAATGCAGCATCGAATTTAATATCAAAATCTATAATATCTTTGTTTAGACCAGTGTACATATAATTATATTCTTTAGCCGCTTGTGTTTTTAATTTTTGTATTCCAGGACTAGCATCACTTGCTGCTTGAAATTTACTAAGATGTACCAAATAAGGTACAACTCGATAAACAAATACTCTTGCCGGTACACCAGTTTTTGATACAGTTTTAATTGAACTATCTGAATTGTATACTTGTGTTTCGATCCTAAACCATCCTACCATGCCATTGCCGTCAGGCTTTGCATCTATAATGTCTCTGCCAAACTTACTAGCAATAATAACCTCTTCGATTATATCTTGTATTCTTTTACCCGAAGTAAACGTGCCAGTACGTACATCACCCGACAACTGTATTTTACATCGATCAATTTCACCTTTAGTATCTTCGCTTTCGCAAATTGTTGGTTCTGACATAGGGCGACTGCCGCCATCTAAATTGCTTTTAACAATTATAGCCTTTCCAATCTTATTCATGTTTTCTAATTTTTCAGAATATTCTCTAATATTTTCTCCAATAGTAGAACGCTTTACCGAAATGCCACTAGTGCCCTGTATTTCGCTTTTATAGTCAACTGGAACTTTGCCGTTAGAATCGCCAGTTTGTGACACATAAAATTTCTTTATTTCTTCTTCAGTAAATTCTCTAGTAGTAGCAGTATCATCTGATTGTTCTGGCTGGCCCATCATAAACGCTTGAGACTCTTCTTGCGAAGACGCAGTGTCTGGAAACATTATAACGTACTGATTACCCTTTTCGACTTTTTTAGCATCTTCGGAAGCAAGCTCTCGATCATTTAAAATCCGGGTAAGACTATTTGCACCTGTTTGTAACATTTCAGAAACAGTTGCGCCTGAAAACGTTACATCATTATTAATTGATTGTGTTTCGTCAGTTAGTGCAAGTTCGTGGTAAGGTATTGCTTGAACATTGTACTCGCTGCCGTTTTCAGTTACAGCAAATCGAATATCTACAAACTTTAATGGAAACATTCTACGCATATTACTTGCATGAATATATTGCCCTGCATCATTGTACCCTTTAAACTCTACACTAAGAAGATAAGGCGCTTCAATATAACTAGGATAGCCTGCTCTTAATGCAGATACTTGTAATGCTTGAAGGAACAGTCCCATGCTATATGGTTCAATAATTTTAAAATCTATACTTGTAGCATTAGTAGTACGTGTACCAACAGACCCAGAAACAATTGTTTCAACATTAACATCGTCGATATAATATTCAACTTTTCCGTTAGCTTCGTGCAGTGTAGCACTATTAGGTGTTGGGCCGCCTCCGCTTCTAAGTATCACAATTTCTGGATCTCTACGTCTATATGTTTGATCAGGAAACGATAGTTCGCGTTCACTTAAACAACCTAGAGTAAAAATATAATTAAAACTAGCAAACTGTTCTAGTGGATTTGGTAGTTTACCAGTCCCGCCATTTTTAGCTCCAAAACCTCCGCCAAACGAGGAACTTAAAAACCCACCTATGCCGCCGCTAATTTTACCTAGTAATGAAGCAGTGACATTATTAGCAAACTGTCCTGCAAAACTTTGACCAATTCCTGGGCCAGTTAATCCGTTTAAGCTATTTGCAAGATTAACTGTGGCGCCTTTTACATCTTGTACAGATCCGATGACCGAGTCTACAACTCCATCTGTTGAAATGTTTGCACTTTGAACAATTTTTTTCATCTCGACTGCGTAATTTTCTGGCGAAGTTGCATCAATTGTGTCAGAAAAACTTTTTCCAGCTGCTTTTATTCGAGCTGCATTGTTTTGTGGAGTTAAATGTGATGACATATTATATTCCTAATAGTCTTGTTAATGCATCGCCTTTTGGTATGTATATTTCAACACCTGGTTCTAAGTCAAATATAGGATCTTTAATTATTTCCATATTTCGTTGTGCAAATACCCACCACAAATCTTTATTACCATATAAGTCAAATGCTAATAAATCAGGCCTATGATTATATTGTGGTTGTACTGTATACAACACATCATCTGATTCTGCAGGTATAGGACGTATTGATAATAAATCAAGATATTGTCCTTCTTTTGTAGGTGTATTAAACCAAGGACTTGTTCCGCTATATGATGCCATTAAATAAATCCTGTTCCATTGCCTTTGGCATATGAGCCACTAACAAATTTGTCTAAGCTAAATTGCTGTACT